GGCGTTGACGAAACGGCAACGTTGGCGAACGTTATCGGCGGGGTCGATGGCGTCACCGGCCAGTATCGCGGCGTCCACGCGCTTCTTGGCGCGAAGTCTATTGTGGGTGTCCAGCCGCGAATTCTTGTTGCGCCTGGCTTCACTTCGCAGCGTCCCGAAGATCCGGTTAATGCGGGAACCTACCTGGCGAACCCGGTGGTTTCCGAGCTTATCGGCATCGCGGAACGCCTCAAGGCGGTTATCATTGCAGACGGGCCGGACACCACGGACGCCGCCGCCATCGCCTATGCTGACGACTTCGGCTCCCGCCGCGTCTACCTCGTTGATCCAGGCGTTAAGGTGATGCGGGGAACCGCCATCGTCACGGAACCGGCTTCCTCGGCGGTGGCTGGTCTCATCGCCAAGATTGACAATGATCGCGGCTTCTGGTGGTCCCCTTCAAACCAGAACATCAACGGCATCATTGGAACGACCCGCCCGATTGATTTCGCGCTTGGCGATGCGGCGAGCCGGGCGAACCTTCTCAATGAAGCGAACGTCGCCACCATCATCAACGAAGACGGCTACCGTCTTTGGGGGAACCGGACTCTTTCGAGCGACGCGAAGTTCGCGTTTCTTTCTGTGGTGCGGACAGCGGACATCATCAACGACTCCATTCTCGCCGCTCATATGTGGGCAGTCGACCGCAACATCACGAAAACTTATATCGATGATGTAGAGGAGTCTGTGAACGCCTATGGCCGTTCGCTGGTGGCTATGGGTGCGCTTCTTGGTATGCGCTGCTACGCTGATCCCGACCTCAACTCCCCGGCGTCCATTGCCGAAGGCAAGGTGTGGTTCAACGTTGAATTCACGCCGCCTTATCCGGCGGAACACATCATCTTCCGTTCCCGCATCGTCAACGATTACCTAGAGGATCTTGTCTAATGGCCGCTCAACTTCCGCGCATCCTCAAGGCGTTCAACCTCTATCATGACGGCATCAGCTACGCGGGTCGCGTCGATAGCTACACGCCACCCACGCTTGCCTTCGCCACCGAAGAGCATCGCGCCGGGGGCATGGATTCGCCGGTAGAGATTGAGATGGGGATGGAGTTGATGACATCCACCCTTGTCATCTCGGACTATGACTCCCGGCTTATCTCGCTTCTCGGCAAGCCGGAGGTTCCGCTTGTTGCTCGTGGCGCCGTCCAGGCGCAAGGCGGCCGCCCGGAGCCGGTGGTTATCAACATGCGCGGCATGCTGAAATCCGCCGAGCTAGGCGAATGGACGATGGGGACGAAGTCGACCCAAACCTTCACTTTCTCGCACACCTATTTCCGCTATCGGCAGAATGAAATTCAGCTTGTGGAAATCGACACCATCAACATGGTCCGGAGCTTCGGCGAAGAGGATCAGCTTTCCTCTCTCCGTTCCGCCATCGGTCTATAAGGAATTGCAATGACCGCCGCCATCCAGAAGCAGGTTCAGCATACCCTCACCGTTCCCGTCACCTTCGAAGGTTCGGAGAAGGCCACCATCGTCCTTCGTCGCCTCAAGGGGAAGGACATCAAGCGAATGAGCGACTTCGATAGCGATATCGAAAAGACGTTCTTTCTTATCGGCGAGCTTTCCGGGTGGCCGCCCGAAGGTGTGGACGAACTGGACGGCGCCGACTTCGATGCGATTTCGAAGATCATTGAGGGTTTTATGGGGCGGAAGGCCAGACGTTAAGCCTTGAGGCGGTTGAAAACCTCATCGCTGACATCGCCGCGATATTTCCCGGCTTCCTTCCGCATCACGAAGCCTTTGAACTGGACTTAGCAGAATTGCGGCGGTGGCGTGAAAAGGCGGCCGCCAGGGCGCCGAAGAAGGGCGGGAAGTGATGGCGGCCAACGCCGAAGCAACAGTTACCCTATCCCTCGTTGACCGGATCACGGCGCCCATCAAGCGGATTTCCGCGCGCATCGGTGCCTTGACCCGGCGCATCGGATTGGACCGCATCGCGGGCGCCGCTGGACGCCTCGGCGGATCCCTTAGAGGTTTGGGGGACGGTCTCGCCGCCACAACCGGCCGTCTCTCCGCCTTCCTCGGCTTGCTTGGCGCCGGTGCCGGTGGCGCCGTGGCTACGGCCTTTAGCCTGGCGCAAGGGGCCGCCGATATCGGTGACGAAGTCGCGAAGACGGCGCGCCAGTTGGGACTCGGAGCCGAAGCGCTCCAAGAATACAGGTACGCGGCGAAGATGTCCGGCGTAGATCAAGCCCTGCTTGATAAGGGTATGCTCCGATTCTCCGCGAACATCGCGGACGCCGCGAAGGGCAATAAGGCTTTGGCCAAGGATTTCGCATCCCTCGGCATCCGCCTCAAGGATACGTCCGGCAACTTCCGTTCGATGGATGATGTCTTCACGGACACCGTGGAAGCTATCTCCAAATTGGCGTCGCCGATGGAGCGGAGCCGGGCCGCTATGAAGCTGTTCGGCCGCTCCGGCATCGATATGACGCGGCTCTTCGAAATCGGCGCCGATGGCATGATTGAGCTTCGCGAAGAGGCGAGGCGGACCGGACACGTCATGAGCCAACGCGCCGCCGACTTCTCCGAAATCTTCGGGGACAACGTGGAGCGGCTACAGAAGCGGCTAGAAGGTCTCAAGCTCTTTATCGGCGTCCAGTTGATGCCGGTGATGAATGAGATGGTGGTCGGTCTAACCGAATGGTTTGACGCGAACCGCGCGCTAGTGGTGTCCTCGCTTCAAGATTGGGTGAAGCGGCTAACCGGCTTCATCCGCGCCTTGATTGATCCGACCTCGGAAATCCGGACCGCGTTCCGTGAGTTCGGGGAAACCGTCTCCACGACGTGGAGCTACATGAAGCCGTTCGTTGACCTCCTCGGCGGTCCGATGAACACGGCGCTTTTCACTGTCACGGCTTGGATAGTGGGTCCGATGTTGGCGGCTTTGGTGACCATCGGCGCCGCGTTCGTGAACCTCGGAATGGTCATCATGACGACGCCGTTCGGCTGGATCCTGATGGGCATCGCCGCAATCGTGGCCGCCGTCTATGTCCTCTATCAGCGGTGGGACGAATTCGCCGCCTATTGGGACGGATTGTGGGGCCGGGTCAAAGAAGCCTTCAATCAAGGCTTCATCCACGGCGTCATCGCGCTCTTGAAAGAGTTCAACCCGGTCACCCACATCGCGCGCGGAATCAACGCAGTCATTGAATACTTCACCGGGATCAATCTTATGGATGAAGGCTCCCGGCTTATCCAATCGCTCACCGCTGGCATCTCCGCCGAAGCGCAACGGCTCGGCGAGTTTATAGATGGTGCCTTCACGGCCGCAAGCGAGCGGGTGAAGGCGGCCTTTGATGAAGGTTTCATCCAAGGCGTCAACGCTCTTTTGACCGAGTTCAACCCGGTCCATGTCGTGGCGAATTCGATCAATGCCTTGATTGCGTACCTTACTGGCGTCGACCTCATGGACGAAGGGCGCAAGCTAATCGCTTCGATGGTGGACGGGGTGAAATCCATGGATTTCGCGCAAGCCATCGTGGAAACGGTGTCCGGCGCTTGGACCGCCTACGAAGAGTGGTGGAACGGCTTTTCTGCAAATGTTCGGGCGGCAGGGGCCGCCATAGTAAACGCGCTATGGGAAGGCTTGAAGTCGGCGTGGGGGAGCGTCGTCGCGTGGTTCAAAGGCGCCGTGGCGGAGCTAATCGGCTGGCTTCCGGCGAGCCTACAGAAAAAGCTTGGCTTCAACGTTGATGCCACGGTGTCCGGTCCAGCGGCCGCGAACGATAACGCGGCGAGGGCAGGGGCGGCGGTTGGCGCTCTTGCCGGGGATCTTTCCAAGAGTGTGCCCACCGGCGCCAGCGAGGCCGCCGCAGCGGCCGCGAACGATAACGGCGGACCTTCCACGTCCAGCGGTGACGTGAACACAGAAGTTCTTTCGAATTCACAAAACAACATCGACGCGTCCGTCCACGTCGGGCAGCTTTCCGTTTCTGGTGGCTCCGGGTCCCCTGGCGAAGTAGCGGCGGCGGTTCGCGCCGAGTTGTCCGCGCTTTCGAGACGGAACGCGGCGGCGGCGCAATCGTCGCTTTCGGATTGAGGGGGAAGCGATGGCAAGGGTCATGATGGGGCTTGGAAGCTACCGCTTCGCACTGGAAACCGCTGCATATCAAACCTTGCAGCGGGAAGACGAATATCGGTGGGAGTCGCAGGAACGCATCGGCCGACATCCCGCCATGCAGTTCATTGGACCGGGGCACACTACCTTCAAGCTTGAAGGGGTCATCTACCCGCATTGGCGCGGTGGCCTTGGCCAGATCGAGCGGATGCGCGGGGAGGCGGGGCGCGGAATCCCGCTCTTCCTTGTGTCCGGGTACGGAAAGATTTTCGGCCGCTTCACCGTCATCAAGGTCGGCGAAGGGCAGACCTATTTCCTCCCGAATGGGGCGCCGAGGAAGCAGGATTTCACGCTTGAACTCAAGAGCTACGGCGAGGATGGAGAAGCCGGAGGGTTGTTTTGATGGGTGCGGTATCGAAGAAGCTCCGGAGCGTGGAAGGCGGCCGTTTGATGTTCTGGTGTCCCGGATGCGACGGCGCCCATCAAGTAGG